GCTGCGGTTAAGAAAGGTCAGAGATCTGATGTTTTGGCTGTTAAGAAAGCGATTGATGAGGGACTGTCTTATGATGAGATCTGTGATGCACACTTCACTACTGCTTCTCGCATGTCACACTTTATTAAGGAAAGGGTTCAGGCCAGGGACTCGGGAAAGCAGCTCGCTACATTGAGGGAGCGCTACGAATCATCTGCTCTGAGGCCGTGGCAGCAAGAGTTGGCGGACTCCCTCGAGGAGGAAGCCGACTCTCGCAAGATCAAGTGGTTGTGGGAGGGGCGTGGGAATGTGGGGAAGAGTTGGATGGCCAACTATCTTGGGGCGACGAAGGGGGCGACGATCTTGACTGCGGGCAAGAAAGTCGATATGGCTTTCATCTATGCCCAGAAGCCGACGAACATTGTGATCTTCGACTTGAGCCGCACGACGGAGGCGACGGAGGAGCAGCGCAAGCACTTTCTGGATGGGACCTATTCGCTGGCGGAGGACTTGAAGAATGGGCGCGTGGTGTCGACGAAGTACGAGAGCAAGACTGTGTTCTTCCCGCCGCCGCATGTGATTTTCTTTGCGAACTTTGAGCCCGACTATTCGAAGTGGTCCATGGACCGCTACGAGGTCGAGGAGCTCTAGAAATCTTTGAAATAAAGACGTTGGAAGCAAGCGAGCGATGCGATGTTGTCCGATGTTAGAGTATTAAATTGTTCATAAGGAATAGCATATACCGCGAGCGGTTTGTTAACTATATCCGTAGACGTAGTATCGTAGATAATATCGCGAGAGCGCTTACGTTTAATCCACAGCTTCACTACCTTAGTAGTTTCCTTAGCTGCCGGATTGTCTGTAACTCGTTGCGTATTATTCATACGCAAGATCCTATCATATAAGAATTTCACGCCTTTATCGTGATCAGCTGGCAATAACATGTTATTGCCCAATAATCCTGAGTTAGCTCCTTGAAACGGATCAAATTGACTACCTACTATTGCACCGTTAAGTGTTTTGGGTAGAATGGCGACGATCAACCGAATCATTGTATTCGGACGATCTGCCTTGTTAGCTAAGTATATCTTTAAAGACATACCGCGTGGCTGAATCCTATCACCTATACGATTCTGCCTACCTGTACCTTGAGTGATATTAATCCAAGAATTAAAGAGAAACGGAATAGAAGATACTGGAAAAGTAGGCCCTACTCCAGCTCCAAAGCCTGTATTATGATACAGTTGTTGGTTTTCGACGGCGCGGTCGAAATATTTCGTCTCCGTCCGACGATTGAGAACTTGATTCACTCTCTGACGAAAAGTCCGTCTCCGACGACTGTACCTCCCACGACGACTCCTCTTGGAGCGACGGTAACGACGTTTCCGTTTGTATGCCATCTTGCATTTGTGTTTTCAACTCGCAGTTGTCTTAAATAGACACTGTTTCGAGGTTGTTTCGTTGTTTCGAGGTGGTGGGTAATACTAAGCCACCACCTCGAAACGTTGCGTTTTTTCGAAAACGCCGACCCTAAACCTAGATAAAAGAGGGGGATATACCCTATACTGACTCAGGGAAGGGTACGTTACCCTATACTGACTCAGGGAAGGGTACGTTACCCTATACGGACTCAGGCCGGGTACGTTACCCTATACGGATCGAGGTGGTGGCAATACTGGTTAGTTTACATGCCGCATTTGTACACTTTGTAGGTGCTATAAACACACTAAAAAAACTGTGTTTGGAGTTTTAAATTTGTCTATATAAGTTAGGGGGGGGTCTTGGGAATTTCCTTTCGCGTGGCACGCATGGCTGAGTATCTCCGTCAACCCTATGGCATTTGCTTTACCCTTAACAATTACACTGCACCCATGGTTGAGGCTGCACGTAATGCTGTTGGCACTAGGGGCATTTCTTACATTTGTTGGGGTTTTGAGACTGCTCGTACCACTGGTACTCCCCATATGCAGGGGTATTTGCAGTCCACAATAAAGAATTTTCAGCGCCTTAAGATGGCGTTTGGGGGTGGCAGTCCGCGATTTGCGGCTGCCAATGGCTCCAGTGAGCAAAATATTGCTTACTGCAGCAAGGAGGGGGATTTCCATGAGTATGGGGTTAAGAAGGACTTGGCTGCGGTTAAGAAAGGTCAGAGATCTGATGTTTTGGCTGTTAAGAAAGCGATTGATGAGGGACTGTCTTATGATGAGATCTGTGATGCACACTTCACTACTGCTTCTCGCATGTCACACT